AAGTCATGTATTCGCCTTTTATCAGCAAATTGACCTACATTGGCAACTGTATCTAATGGAGCTGTTCCATGAGTATACTCAGTAGCTGAACCACCTACGCCTGAAGTTTTTAATGTGCCAGTATTAATAGCCATTTTAAACCTCCGTTATTTATTTGTTTATTACCATATTTTCTTATCCCCAGCAGCTTTCACAGCTTCCCACATCTTATCGTCATCAGATTTCTTTTGCGGTTGTTGACCTTGAAGGACACCAGCCGATGTAAGATTACTCTGATTCTGACGAATCTGATCTAAAGGATTCTCTGAAACAGTACTAGGGTCTTGAGTTACAGCTTGCCACATTTTAAGTACATTGTCTAAGCCATATTCAGATGGATGTTTATCAGCAAATTCAAAGAAGCTTTTTACTTCATCATCATTTAATCCTTTAGCGACTAATTCAGAATGAAGTGTAGTTCTCCCTTGCTGTGCTTTAATTCCACCAACAGCTTCACTAACTGCACCATTTATGGTTTCCTGCATCTCTTGCACCCTAAACTTATAGGATGCTGATGATGGGTCATTATAGGCTTCCCAAGGATCAAATTCATCAGGCTTTAACGTGACACGTTGTGGCGTATCATTTGGCTGACCACTTACCTCAGACATTAGGCTTTTAACTAAGTCTGGACGTGATTCCAAAAATTTACCAACTTTCTCGTATTGTTTAAGCTGTTGATTCTCAGTGAAAAGCTTATCCTTCTCAGATTGGTGGTACTTAGCTTGAGCCTCCCAATCTTGTGTAGAATTCTCTTCATTGCTTGTTCCTTCATCTTGCCCTACTTCTACCTGTTCGGGTTGGCCAGTATCTTGACTCTCGAAAGTAAAAGCGTTATTGTCTTGTTCGCTTGACATTTATTGGTACTCCTTATTTTTACGATTTCTCAGAACCCCTACGAGCCTGACTACGTTTCTTTTCCGCATCTGTCGCTAAACGTAATTTCTCAGATTCGAGTTTGACCGCATTAGATAATTTGTCGATAGAAACTTTATTTTGAGTCTTGGAGTCATACTCTTGTTCTTTAAGTTTCACTTTAAATTTCTCAACTTCAGTTCTCTTTCGTGATTGAACAGATTCACGATGAGCTGTCTGAAGATCACCATTAAGTTTTTTAATTTGTTCTTGAGCACCTTGTAATTGCTGTTGTAATTGTGCAATTTGGTCAGTTCTCTCTAATACACCTGCTTTATCAAATATTTCTGTTTTCTTCAAAGCTTCCACCTTATCAATTAAACCTTTTTCATATGCTTCCATGTACACGTTCCATTCACCCCATTTATTAGAAGGCATAGTGGAATTCCCAATAATGCGTATGTCAAAAGTCCCAACACTTAAATTATTTTCTATTGTTAGTAATTCTTTTGTTTTATCATCATATAACTTTTTATTTACTGTATATTCAGTAATATCATTATTGGGCTGTGCAATTCTAAATGTCTTTTTAAAATCATAATGGGATTTAGCTAAATGATACATAAGTTTTCCAAGTCTCCTTAAGCTTGCTTCTACATCCCTTAATTTAGATTTTGAGCGTCTTTGACCAAAATCTTCCATCATCATTGTACCAGACGATGTTCTAGGTGCTGCCTCTGTATTCCCTTGCTGCATTTCAAATATACCAATATTAAGATCAATATAATGTTCCACCATCTGCGGTAACTGTAATATAGAACCAGCAAGCGGTTGTGGAGAAGGGAAATGAGGTTCTCCAAATGAAGCGTCATATTCTATCGTTGCATTGGGATTCGCCCAATCACGTTCCAGTTCTTCAATATCTTGTACTGATCCCTGGGGAATTAGCAACTTCAAGCCTGACGATGCCTGCGCATGTGATGTAATTAACGACATTACTTTATTCAAGAACCTCTGAAATCCCTTATTCTTACGGACATCACTCATTGGATAAGGAGTATTTGTCCAAATATTAGGTACAGGTACAAGTGGGAATATATTTGTATCTAATACTTTTTCGTATAAAACAACTTGACCCACAATACATGTAACTTGTATCCGTGTCTGCTGCACCTGTACAATATCAAAAAGACCTTTATCAAACGCCTCAGCAGTCCTCTCATCTGCCAAAAGTAGTTCTAAACCATTATTGTCTAAAACTTTCTCTTGTCCACTTTGCAAATCCATGACCCTAAAGAAAGGTACTTTAACTTTTCTAAAGTCTTCTATAATTCTATATTTCTCAGCACCCTCTTCACCCCAATCATAATCTTTTATAATATCTGGCGTGAATGATCCTCCCTCTTGTCTATTTTGAGAAGATGGATAATCTTCATCTGTTATTCCAATATGTTCGATATTATCAATTAAAGTATCCCCATTTTCATCAGGAACACTAAGCATGGAGTATGCATCTAAAAGTTGTTGCTTTGTAAGTATCGTAGAAAGCTGCATGCCAGATGCATCATCAAACCACTTGTTCCGACTATTAGGATCAACAACGACACGAAACGGATCAACATAAGTAAATTTAACTTCACCTCTCCCATAATCATCTTCAGGGTCTATATAGCCATAAAAGTAACCAAGACCCATAACAGAGAAATCATGAATAACTTGTTTAAATACTTCATCACCACCAGAGTTATCCCAGATATATTCAAGTATTGTTTTCCATACATTTGCAAGCCTAGTATCGGAATCCTCTCTGCCTACGGCAGTAAATTTTGGAGGCTTTGAAGTAATAATGGCTTTGAACTGCTCAATGGCAGCATAGAGACGATCAATGGGTAAACCCATTTGATTTCTCTCTGCAAGCTCATTTGCCTCAGCATCTGTAAAATGATTGCCGAGATAGAAATCTATATCCTCTCTGGCTTGAGAATCCCATCCAGATCGAGCATCGAACCAATGTTTCCAACGCTCCTTTATATCCTCTGCTCTTTTATCTTGTTCTATCATATAGTATAATTTACTGAATAATTATATATTATGCAAATTAAGTACGCTTGCCTGTAATCCAATTGTAAGCCTTGCGTGCCTTCATGTAAGTTCCATCTTTCTGTTTTTCTTTCTTAACCTTACCAGCTTTAGGATTTCCTCTTGCAAACTGTGTTGCCAGCCAGAATGCATCAATTGTATCATCATGCGAGCCTTTTGGGAAATCCAGTAGTTCACCTATAAATTCATGGTGCAGTTTTTTAAGATGAACAGCCCCAGCCTTGAACATTGGCTGAAGCCCTTCAAACAATCTATCTTTCTTTTTCTGTGTATAGCCCTTAATTCCTTGTTCAATTCCTGGAACAAACAATCCTTCTCTTTTGCTCCTCTTTTGAACATAATCTCTAAGCATTTCCTGATATGCAATTGTTTCAATATTTACCCGTCTTATTGGACTATACTGTTTGACCATCTCAAAAATCTTGTCAGCACATTCCATCGGGAGGACTCGCTCACGCCAATACTCAATAACATAGTAGTCATACTCCGCAGTAACACCAATGACCATAATAACGCTAAAATCGTTCCGTAAAGAAATAGATGAAGCGGGATCGACACCAATATAAATATTGACGTATTCCCTACTTCCATCATCGAATTTGATATACCAGCTATCTGATGCTTCTTCATGCCTAAGATTTCCCCTATAAATTGCTTCATTGATGTCTTCTTCGGCAAAAATCTGATCTTCTGGCGATTTTGCCTGATTCATGTACTCCTGATAAAACTTAGCAGGAGTCCCACTATCAATATAGAATTGCTTACGCTCTTCTAATTTGCTAAGTGGCCAACGAGACGGCCAAATTGATTGACCTTCTTCTATGGCTTTCTTCGTATAAACCGCCCAAGAATAGTCTTCCCCACTCTTGCGAGCATCCCTCCAACCCGAAACTAATCCATTTAGAAATGAATCCCAGTGAACAATCGTTCCATTGCACCATAGGAATCCATTTTTATCAAAATCAATGGCTGGGAAGACTGCTGCTGTTACCCAATTCTTTATTTGCTGTCTTGCTTCTGGAGTCTTCGTATTTAGCTCGGATTCGAAGTCATCCAGTATCATTCCCGTAAATCTTGTTGATAACTGCTTTTTTCCACGAAGTCGCTGTGTAGCACCCTTAGCGATCATTCTACAGCCATTCGTGAGAGTAAACTCTGCTTTTGTCCATTTGTTCCCTTGTAAGTCACCAAAATAGTAGTGTATTGCTGGATTAGCTTCAATATGTGCCTGCATCCAATTAAGGTTATCTATGGCTTGATCTTGCGCTTCACCTATCCAACAGATAAATTCTGGCTTATCTTCAGTAGCAAAAAGGAAGCGGTGAAGAACAGCAGTCGCAGCTAAGGTGGATTTGGCGTGGTCACGTGGAAGAACAAGTGCTAATTGCTGTGCATTCTTGTCTAAAAGCAACTTCCCCACCTCTACATGAAAATCTGGTGTTGCAGAAGCGAGGAAGTCTTGAGGAGAGAATAGTTTCCCAAAAAGTATTAAATCATCATAAGCCCTCTTTAGTAAGGCTTCATTTTGTGATATGTCTCCGTGTAAGTTTAAATTTGCCAAATCTATTAGTGGTGTGCGTACTCCATTACCATTGTAATATATGAATGCATCAATTTTGTCAAATACTGTACATCTGCTAGTATCTCATAAACCATGTAGGCTATTCCCCCTAAAAATATCAATGTTAGTAGTCTAGTTAAGTCTTTCTTCATATATTATGTGATTGCATGTAGTTTCTTCACAATCATAATTTTTTTTATGTCCTATGTGAAAGTGATCTACACCACATTTCTTTGGACAAAATTCGTAACCTGCAATTCTAACCATTAACGTATCCCCATTTCCAAGAGGATATGGCTTTGGTTTCAATCTGTCTGACTCCCAAGCCATGAAAGCAGCGATTAATGCTATCAATATTGTCTCCTGTAGCACTACTTCTTACCAAAAACAAACACTCCTATATTCAAACAACCAACGATAAAAACGAATAGACTACTCCCCATGTGCCAATAGTATAGGTTTAAAAACCCAACACTAAGGTTAATAAGGCGTAATTTGTTCCGTGTTGTCATTTTATCATTTAATTCTTCCCAATCTCGAAATGAACGAGATCATCAAATTTGTTATCAGAAAGCTGAGTGTCGTTATTCCAGTCTCCTCCCCAGCGAAGTGGTAAACCAGACCTATACGCAAAACCCTTGACCACACCACCAAAGTAAATGAACCTTTCTCTGTCGTTCCAATCAATGGGATATGGAGCAACATCTACTGCAATTGCTGGTCTAGAGTTATGTTTGCTCTTTGGCCACTTTAAAGTTGAATGTCCGCTTGCATAAGCGGTGTCCTGCCCATCTCTGTCTCGAAAACCGACTAAGACAGAACAATCAAAGTGCTTTATCACCTCGTTGAAGAGGTCTTGGAGTCTTTTATCACAAGTATTTAAGTTTTTTCGTGATCTTCTACCAAATCTTGGCATTATGCTTCTCCCCTTATTCCGCTCTCTCCCATAAATTTTACTAAATGATTGTCTTCATCAAATTCAGACCTACAATGTGGACATAACCAGCCTACAACATCATCATAATTTCCTAATAGCCCCACTCTTTGTGTAAATTCTTCGTTCAGATAGAGTTCTTTATTGCAAATTGGGCAAGGATCAACTATTTTCTTCTTTTTCGTCTTCTTTGGTTGTTTCGGCATGTGCGATGATTTGTGGCTTTCCATGTTTTTTAACCTCCTCTAGCTGTTCAGGCGAAAAACCAGCCCAAATGGTTACTTGTTCAGATTTCTTCTCGTCATTGTCAAAAAGACCAGACATTTTAGCCAGACTATCAAGTGCTTTTAGCTTATGAGTATCGTTGTCAGCTAAATCTGCAACAGTCTTATAAAGTTCAATAATCCAATTATCGGTAACACCCTCATCTTCAAGAAGTTTACGTTTTTCTTTGCTAATCATTTTATTAATTGTCTCCGTTTTGTGAAGTCTTTCAGCCCTTTTTTTGATGTATCTACTTGATTTTGAATCTGGGAATGCAAGTTTGTAGGCTTTAATAATATCCATTCCAGTTGCAACATATCTTGCAAATATTAATTCACGTGATGTGAGCTTTCTTTTTTTATTATCTTTCGCTGACTTGTATTCACCAGAGAATGTGTAAATATCTTCTGCAATGCCCTCATCACCCAACATTTCTCTTGCCATGTTCTCAGCTATGAAAGTACCACATAAAGTGCGAACACAGGTAGCCTTTTTCTTATGTTTGTCTAAAACATCAAGTTTCCGCAGGATTTGACACACATATCCATCATCAGTAAAAACCCACTCATTTTCATTTCCATGACGCCAGTTATGACGGACAGGTACATTTTGGTGATGAATGTTGAATTCATCCAGATTATCGTAGATATAGTGTTTTGTTTGTTTTATTTCTTTGAAATCCATATTGTAATATAAGACAGTTTTTTAAAAATTACAAATTTTGCTGTATAATATAATATATATAATATAATATATATAATACAATAAACTTAATAAAGTTCCCTTTATGATATTATTATACCAGTAATCTCTGTACGAAATTGATCTGGATCACAAAAATAGGCATTTTGAAAAAAATTACATCAGAATGGGTGAACCTCTTTTTTCTCTCGACTACCCCGTCAAGTTTGCCCCCCAAGTACGTTGATTTAGTTGATTTTTTGATATTATTATAATAATGTTGATTTCTTGCAATAAATACTAAGAAAGGAAACAAAAACACCGCCAATGATAGCGGTGTCGATGCCTTGAGGGATGATTGTTAGGTGGGTGTGCTAGGGGATGAGTGTGTGTGGGTGAGTGCGTGTGTGTGTGATCTCAACACGTGTACGCATATATAGTGTGTTAGATATACACATACTCCTACACATACCCATTACACTATTCATTGATATAATCCTTGAATGTATCACTATCAAACCGCTCATTATCACCCTTTAACCGCCAACATAAACCATATATTAATGCGTGTAAATCTACATCTATAACCTTGTAACTTGGGTCATCGGGTTTATATAACATACTCTCTTTTATTGCATCCGCTATGAGTCTATAATGTTTCCTAGTCATATTAATTACTCCCTTCATTATT